CCAAACGGAACAGCAGATGTTGATGGAACAGATTGTTACGCCATTAATATTTCTGGTTCTGATAATAAAATAACAAATAATATTATAGAATCAATTGAAGCTGGTCAAGGAGGGACAAACAGTGTTCCTATAACAAAAGCTGCTAGTGGTGGAGATTGTTACGCAATATATACCGCTACTGGAAGTAATAATATAATTTCAAATAATCATTTATTCTCTATAAAAGGTGGTCAAGGTGGCTCTGCTCAAAATTCTGGAGAAGGCGGAGATGGTGGACATTGTTATTGTATTTATATAGGTTCTCTATACAGTCAAGCTTTAGGAAACAATATCCATGATTGTAATGGTGGGTTAGGTGGATTAGCCAATAATGAAGATTCTGGAGACGGTGGACATTGTTATTGTATTTATGGAGCGGCAAGTAATATTTCGATTAAGCATAATATGATCGAATCAATTATTGGAGGAACTATAGCAGATTCTGGAAATGGAGAATTAGGAATTGGCGGAAATGGCTATGGTATATACAACACACAACCAAACACGATTATAGATGGAAATAATATTAAAACAATAGCTGGAGGAGAAGGCGGATATGGATATGGTACTGGAGATGGTGGAGATGGTGGAGACGCTTATGGTATATATAATGAAGCAAATTTCACAAACACAAACAATAACAATATAGAAACTCTTGATGGTGGTGATGGCGGAGATTGTGGCATTACAGTAGGAGGAAATGGAGGAGACTCTTGGGGAATTCAATATAATAATTGCACAGATGGAGTAATAAACGGAAATGTTGGAACAGATATTGATGTAGGAGCAGCAGGAAGTGGAGGAGGATCTCCAGGAACAACAGCAGTTGGTTTAGCAGATGCTGGAACTGCAAACTGGAATATTTGGACTTCAAACAACTTCAGAGGAGAAGGAGAAGCATTAACTGGAGCAAATAATGTAGAAGCAAACAACTTGACATAAAATGGATAAAGATAGAATATTAGCAAATATTTTTATATTTTTGCTTTTGTTAGGATTGTGGATAGTAATTCACGAATGCGGACATGCAGTAGCTTGCTACTTGTTAAATGACGCAGAATTCGTGGAATTTGGATTTACTGATGGAAATCCAGTAACAAGATGTTGTATTTATTCAATAGAAGCTTATAGAATTGTTGCAATATCTGGTCATATAGCAGTTCTGTTATATGCTTTACCATTTCTAATATTAGGATATAAATTTAAAAAAGAAATAATATATGTTTCTGGAATATGTATTTCTGGTGGAGAATTTTTTTATATGGCTGGTTCTCCATTAATAGAATATGGTGACATGTTCAAATTTTTAAGAAGTTTTGGAGCAGATTTAGTATTATGCTCTATAATTATGATTATAATTTTTGTAATGATTGAAATTATAATATTTTACAAATACAAACAATTGGTGGATTATAAATGTTTAAGAATACATGGGAAAAAATGAAAGCATTTTGGCAAGGAAATATGGAAAAGAACTATAGGAAAATAAGTATTGCTTTTGGAATTTTCTTAATAAGTCTTTTATGGGCTTCAATATCGGTAGTAAGCTTTTATTTGGGTGCTTTACCTGATATTTGGGGACAGTTCCTTTCAAAAGGATATGAATTCTTCATCATTTTCATGGCTTTGTTTATTGGTGTTTTATTTGGAAACGAAAAAACAAACGGAAATAATGGAAATGGAAGCGAAGAACCAAAACCAGATGGACAATAAAAAAATTCATCTTTTTTAATTTAAACCAAACTATCACAGAATAAGAAAGTAAATATAGTTTCGTGATAATTTTTTATATGATCTTTTTACGATACGATATAGGTTGAAAGAAAAAGTTTATTTTTTAACTCCCATCTCTTTTTTTTATATTATTTGGGAGCTTCTTCTCGTATCGAGATCGTGATCCAATATCGGATCAAATAAAATTCTAAAAAATTTTATATAACACCTTATATGTAGGTGTTAGCATGTCTTGAAAATATCAATAGTACATTTTCCTCCATCACAGTATTTTAAACTGTCTGGGATGGCTTCAATTACTATTTCATCTCTTTTCTCATTTTTTATTTTTACATCTCTGTTTCTAAAGTCTAAAGATGATGTGCCAGTTCTCTGTAAAAAGAGTTCGATCAAAAGATCAACTCTGTCGTATTCCTTATATTCATCAAGAAATTGTTTGAATAGAAGGATTTCTTCTCCTTGTAATTTTTTGTAATTGTGAATCATACCATAAAAATGTTTTGAACATTTTTAAAGGAGAATTCATTAATAAAAAAAAGAATAAATCATAGTGATACGCTAATTCTATGCGTGTCAATATGAAGTTTGATTTTCGGACTGCCTGATTCTCCAGATGGGATATATGATTTTGCTTGGGCATAAGAACCCCAATATTTAAGATAGCTTCCAGTCAAAACATAATGTCTCGGCTTTTTTACTGTCTTTTTATTTTCAAAATCTACCTCACAAGTGTCCATTTTTTGGTGTCCTAGTGAGTGAACATGCCCCATGCAATATACTTCTGCATTAGCTATCCTATCCAATTTCATACAAGCACTCATTTTTGTATAAGGATATAACGCACCGCTTGCACCATGCGTAGTATACATTGTATATTCTTCACTATTATTACCATCTGTAACTTCTATTAAATGAAGAATACCTTCTCCTAAATACTTAACATCTAACACTTCACACATTAATCTTGTTAAGTTGAAGCTTGTATTTTTTACAGTCCTTCTTTCGTGATTACCTATATGCATACCAATTATTCTTCCTTCATCTGCCAAAGGTTTTAACATCTTAATTATATCATATACTTGACTATCCAAGAATTTTTCTTGATCGAACAATCCTGGACTTCCAATTATGCTTGATTCAACCATGTCTCCCATACAAATTATATAAACATGTTTGTTTTTGTAAAGCCAGTCAAGTACTATCCTTAACATTCTTTTATCACAATCTTCGTTTCCCCAATGTATATCCCCAAAAGGAACTATCATAACTTCTTTAGTACCTTCTGGAACTTCTATTGTGATATAATTTAATGGAAGATCTCCTTTGTCTTCCAAAGGAAGAATGTCATCAAGATAATCTTCTGGGATATATTTATAAAATTGTATTTTAATATCAGAAATTTCTTTTGGCAAATTAAGTTTTCTCCTCTCTCTTCTTAGAATATCTGTACTTATTCCTAATTCGTCAGCAACCTCTTGCCAACTATTACAGTATTCAACAGACTTCAATACCTGTTCTCTTGTCAGTTCTATCTTTTTTCTCGGCAAGATATTCACCTAATACTTTATGTAAATATTTAAACATGTGTTCTATTTTACGACCAAATATATTAACTAGTTCAATAAAATATGTTTCTGCTTCTTCATACTCTTCTTTTGGAAGATAGATTTGACCAACAGTCATTTCTTCAACCAAATTTTTTCTAAGCTTTTCAATCTTTTGGATATGAAATATGGTTTTTTCTATTTCTACCCATATATTAGCTTTATCTATACTCGTTTTCATACCAGTTTAAAGCCTCCACTAGTTGTTGTGCTACATATTTTTCACTAACTATTTTCTTAACATCAATTGAGTTTTTTATTGTTGGATGATTTATTCTCTCCCTTTTTGGAACATCTTTAAATGTTTCATAAACCTTAGCCATTTGTTTCTTTACACTCTCAATTTTAGGAACTTTCCATTCTAATTGAGGACAAAGTAATTCTGGATAATAGTTTGGCAATCTGTCTTTATGTTCATTATCGTATCCAATAAATTCCCAATCTCCTACTTCACATAAATAAGAATTATTATCGTTCATATAATCTAAATGTCCGCTGTGTCTTGGAGCTATTGTTGGCAATCCACATAACATTGCTTCTGTTGTTGGTGCTCCCCACCCCTCTCCGTTGTCTGTTGTAATATATGAATCCATGCTTCTATAAAGTGTTGAAGTATCTCTAACAAAACTTCTCATCCAATATATATTCTTAGGTAAATCTAAATCATAGAATATTTTCGGAATACAATATCTGTCACTTCCCATTTTCATAATCAAACAGACATCTTTATTATCACCAAATTCTTCTGCAAATGCTTTCATTAGAAGACTCAGATTTTTTCTTACATCCACTCTCGCAACAGTAAAGAATTTGAACTTGTGTTCAGCATCAATTGTTAATGGATATTGTGGGCCAATTGGACTGAAATATGGTGGGAAAGGGAAATTAACAACATGCACCTTATTCCTATCAACAACTCTTGAAAAGGAATCTTTACAAAATTCAGATTGTGTCATTATAAAATCTGCTTGTTGAAGAGCGTAAGCCATATAATCTGGTGGTCTTTTTACTTCTGTAACAGTATAAAAGCAGTCTTGTGGATGTGTTGGAATTGCGTGAAAAACATTTAATGGATTTTCAAGCTTTACTTGAGAAAGTGGAAACAAAGGATCTTTTGGTTCTATATAAGGAATAGCTGTTATTTGAAGAGGATAACCTAATTTTTGTAGTATTTCTACATATCTTCTACCACAAATTCCATATCCATTTGGGCCAAAGTTATTAATCCAATTTATTGGTATCATAAATTATCCCTCCAATCAATTATCATAGAATTTCTATCTACATTACACAAAGGAACATTTAATTTTTCAAATAGATTTTTCCATTGAGGAACTATAACTTTGTGTGAACAATTTTCGTGAACCCATTTCATTCCTGCTCTTCCCATTTTATTTCGTTCGTCGTCATTGTCGAGCAAATAAAGAATCTTATCAGTAAAATCTTTTATATCAACCCAAGGTCTATATATTCCTCTTTCGAGATGATTTAATCTAACATTTGCTAACAATCCTCTCTCTTCGTCACCTGCGAATTCTGGCATTGTAGTACAATTTGTAGCTACGAATGGAATTCCCGTTGCCATAGCTTCGCAAATAGGTAACCCAAACCCTTCTCCTCCATGAGGAGTAACATATAAATCACACAGATTATAAAGCCTATTAAGATAATTAGCTCCTATTCCAGTAGTCCATTTATTTTTCTCTGTGTTGATTATTTTATCATTTAATTGTAAGGCATGTGTTAGTTTATCCATATTAGGTCTTTCTTCTGCTCCTTCATCATCAAAATCAACATGTAAATAAAGCAGAACATCATCTCTTTGTCGACAAATTTCTTTAAATGCGCCCATTAAAAATTCAAGATTTTTTCTCCAAGATGGTCTTCCAACAAACAATAATATTTTTTTATCAGCTATTGCTGGATTCATTTTCACCAATGTCTCTCTATCCATTTCTTCTCTCGACATAGGATAAAAAGTATCAGTATTAACAATATTGTATATTACTTCATCAACCTCTATTCCACATTGTTTCATTAAATCAAAAGCAAAATCACTCATTGTAACTTTTATATCTGGCTCTTCTATATGTTGTTTTGCTCTTAACAATCCTGGCATATCGTGGTTATCCCAAGGAAACCATGAAACCCATGGAACTTGTAGAGGTTTTCCCATACTCACATTTGGATGGTGGTGTATGTCTCCCATAGAAAAAACACACACAGGATTAGTATAATCAACAATCTTTTTTAGAGTTGTCGTTGTTCTTTGTTGTTCTCCTTCAAAAGCCCAAGTGATATAACCATCACTTTCATAAGGTCTTCCATAAGCATATTGAGAACTAATTATATGGAACTGATAATCAGTAAGCCCTTTTATTAGTTCATTTACTTGTAATCCATAAGAAAAGATTGTTTTTGGATCTTGTGATAAACATACTATCCTTTGTCGTTCGTGATCTATCAGCATTTAATATCACTCATTTTTCTATATTATAATGTGTTTTAATAATTTATAAACTTGTTAAATGTTTTTAAAAACTTCAAATAAACCATATTTATGATCAATTCTAACTGACCATCCATATTGTCTAAGACATTCTCTGAAGTATTTTTTTATATATATTTTTCCTTTTTTTTTAGTTAATAAGAAATCTGGAAGATATTGAAACACAACTCTAAGTCTGTCTAAGACAAACGAGTCTGGTTGTCCTCTCTTCTCCCATTCTTCATTTAAAATCTTAACAAAAACAGCAGCATAACCTCTTACGCTGTTAAGATCTTCTCTCCATTTTTTAAATTGAGGAATTCCCTTCTTCAAAGTCTCTTCTATTGCTCTGATTCTCTCCGCTTCTTTCCTTTTTAAATACATGTATTCTCTGTATTCTTCTTCGCTTATCTCGACCATAGTTCAAACAATTCTCTTATGTTGTGTAGCATGTCTGGAATTTCTGGTTTAGGAGATTGTTTTGGTATTTCTATTATTATGCACTCAGTTTGCGTTGCCCACGGAAATTCAATAGTAATAGCAGCAATTTCTCTTTTTCCATAATCTACTCCCATTGTATATATTGTAGATACTGGTATTTGAAACTTGCTTTTTGCTAATTCCTTTGCATATTGAAGAGTTTGTTCATTTAAAGGCATTCCTACCAAGCTCTTCCAATCCTTATCAAATATTTTTCTTCGTCTTCTTCTCTTAATTCTTCTAAATATTCCACCTTTCCCCATGAAACTTTCACAACTCCTTCTTCTTCTAAAATTCTTAAAATATGATTAAATTTTGTTGTTGGCAATCCTAATAATGTTTTTAATTTTGTCTTAGATGCGGGACAATATTTTCCGAGAATTTCTCTAAGTTTCTCAAAAAATAATCTTTTCTTTCCACCTTTTATATAAGCATACATATCATTGCTAATCATATATTTTGCTTCTGGCACTAGTCTGTTATAACCAGTAGATGAGAATATGTAAATTTCTCTCAAACCTCTTTTTCTTCCTCTTGGTGTTATAGGAATATTTTGTCTTTCTCTTCCTATACCTTGTTTCATTTCATCTTCTCTGTGAACTTTAATAACAACATCCTCAGGCCAACGCAATAATTCTCTAATTATTTCAACTTGAAATGGTGGAATATTTGGTTCGTGAAACACTACACAAGTATCACATTCTTCATAGTAGGAATTTCTGGATCTTAAATTAAAATATGTAGCAAATACATAATTATCTATGTATCTCTTTTTAAACTCTTTTGCTAATAATGTTTGAACTCGTTTAGTACAACAAATAAGAACTTTTCCTTCTTTGTTTTCACAAATTGTTGCTAATAAATCAAATAACCTCTTTCCAGAGCCAGACAATTTACCATTTTTTATTATAGTACTTACAGGGTTTCTTGCTCCAATTAATTGATATGTATTTTTATATTCAATATCAAAACTTATAGATGTGCAATCATCTCCTAACACATTTTTCCAAGTTTCTAAATCTGCTGTTCCATCAAGAGCAATAACTTTTATCGGCAAACTAAGAAATGATGGGAGATTTGATATTGTTAAATGTATCATTCCTCTATGCCATTGATTGTTCTTTGTTTTATATATCATCCATCTCAATTTTTCAACAGAAGGTTTTACTTTGTGTATCTCCGATAAATAATGTAATATTTCTTGTGGAGGTGATAAAATTCTCTTTTTTCTTATAAGATTTAATATTTCAATATCATATTGTTCTTTAAATTTATCGAAGTTTAATCCTCTTATACCCTCTACAATGTGATATATTTTTTCATAGTTTATTTCAATAGCATCGGTAGCCAATGAGAGCTGGTCTAACATCATCATTAAAACAGCTGATTCATTAGATTGAATTTGTGTTAATTCTAACACATCTCTACAATAATCTATATCTCTTTTTGTTATCGAAATTTGATTATAAATAGTGCTTAATGGAAATTCATCAATTATAATAACATCATAATAATTAAATAAACATTTATTAGACCATTTTTCATACAAAAGAGTTTGTAAAAGAGTTGGTATATGTGAATGAACTCCAGCAAAACAGGTTGGCATCTCTCTCAATATTCTTAAGTTTTCATAATAAGGACAACCATCATCTCTCTTAGTACAAAAATTTTCACAAAATGGAGCTATATTTATTTTATTTTCTGCTAATGTTCTAAATTCTTTTGATAAACAAACATGTTTTCTCGCTTGTAAATGTACTAAATTATAAAAGTCTATAACGCTCGAAAGCTCTATGTTTTCTTCTATAACTTTGTGGTAAGGCGCAAAATACATCCATGTGAATCCATCTTCACTTTCATAAAGTGTTTTTAAAATTGTTGTTGTTTTTCCAGAACCAGTAAATGTGTTAAAAATTAAATTACCTTTGCCATATCTGACAAACTGAAGGCATTCCTGTGCAATATAATTTCTAACATCACTTATTTCCATCTTTATTTAACAACATGTCTTGATTTTTTGTTACAAATTTATGCCCAAATCCTTTTACTTTTGCTAACGGCCCAGAAACTCCTTTAGGATTACCAGTTCTGGTATAGAGAATTTTTGAGCTCATAATTGCATTAAATATATCCCAAGGAGTTTTAAACTCTTCTAATAAAACATCTGCCTTTTTATCAGAAACATCAACTAATTTACAAACAATTTTCTTGCTATCTGACCATCCAGAATATTTATCATCTACTTTATCATAAACTTTTGGATCTTCACCAGCATTCTTATCTAATCTGACAAGTTCATCAATCAACATATATATGTCATCCATTTGCCACATACAAATATCGAATTGTCTAAGATAAACACGCATTGATTTTATCCAAGGTCTAATTTTTTGATTATAAGGATTATCAACCATAACTGTAATAAATCCTTCTAAGAAGACAAACTTCCATCCACCAAAATATTTAGCCATTCTTGCCGCTTGTTGTTGAAGGGATTTATCTAACATTGAACCAATGAAATCTCCTTCTGTCTTTCTTTCAACTAAGAATGATCTTGTTGTGTTTGTGAAGTCTCCAGCGTCTTCTACCATTATATCTTTACTTCCACATTCTGGGCAAACTTCAAATTTTACAAAATCCACTTTCTTACATTCTTTGCAAGAGTAGAAGTTTAGTGCCGCCTTAATATAAGGCACTCCTTTTTCTTCAAAAGCCTCAAAAACTTCTGAAGGCTCTCTGCTATCTATAACAATCATTCATACCACTTTTCCATATCATCCCAAGTTAGAAATTTTGCTATTTCTTTTAAAATTTCTCCTTGTTGAACTAAAGTTTTTTCTAATTGATTTAATTTGTCTCTTACATATTCATAGTGTAATTCTGAATCTGGCATAAGTTGAATATCGTCTATGCCTTCTCTTATATCATTTATAAGATTACAAAGCTTGATCATCTTTATACGCCTGCCTGTGCATACCAATTATTGATATTGTTTTACATTCTATGTGGTGTTCCTCTCCTAAAAGACCATGAGGCAACACGCTTTCTATTGTTCCGATACTTACTTTAGTATTTTTTGCTTCTTCTGGAGTAAATGTAAAATGAAAAAGCAAGGCGTGATCTGAATTTTCAATTTTCAAAGCATAATATTTTTCGCTCATAAATATTTCTTCTCTTTTAAATAATTTATTATTTGTTCTAAACACTGTTCTTCGTTCCAATAATATGTACTAACAATTGTTTCTCCAGTAGTGCCTGCTGGATAATTTGTTGGGCCTGCTTCAAAAGGAGAAGTTAATCCAGTCATATTATTTATTTTACCATAAAGCGCAGCTCTGTATAATTTTTTAGGGTCTCTTCTCATACACTCTTCGAGAGGACATCTACACTCAATAAGAATTAATCTGTCTCCTAGATATTCTCTAAGAAACATTCTCATTGCTTTAAGAGGAGTTATAAAAGAACAAATAACCAAAACCTCGTGTCTTGAAAGCAAATCAGCCACAAATGCCACTCTTCTTATATGTTCAAATCTGTCTTCTATTGAGAAGCCTAAATCTTTTGTGAGAGATTGTCTTACAATATCTCCATCTAATCTTTGGATGTCAGAAACTACACCAATTTGTCCTTCTTGTTCTGCAGTTCTTAATTTATACATCAATTTATTACAGAGTTTGTCGGCTAAAGTAGTTTTTCCACTTCCAGACAAACCCCAAAACCATATAATTTTTCCTTCAAGCAAAATAATCGCCTTTTAATTTTTGTTCCTTTTTTTGGTAAATATTGAGAAATATTCCATTTTTTTCATCGTCTTCTATTCTGGATAGATCACAACTCCAACCATCCTTTTCTCTTATTAAAGACGCAAGTTTTTGTAGTTTTTCCCACATTTTTTCAAAATCTATACTCATAATATATTTCTCAACCTCATACATTTATGGCAATTAGGAGGACAAATTCCCATAGCTTTTAATTTTTTAGGATTAAAAACTCTGTTATATGTATAAACATATCTTGCTTGTCCTTCTGCTAAAGAGTGTATTCCTTCTTCTTTTAATAATGCGGCTATTAGATTAACAGCGTCTTCTATTTCCATAAAAACTACACTCCTTAAATATTTAAGTAGTTCATATCTTAAATAATGACCTACATACTCTTTACTTATAATATGTTTAATGGTGTCACAAAAATCATTTGTTTGCCAACCATATTTTTCTAATATTTTTTCTGCATTAGGATTTTGTTTTATACTTATAAACAATTGTTTCTTTTCGATTTTATATTCATCTATTTTAAATCTATCTAAACTAAATGTTTCTTCTCCATAGATGTATCTTTGTCTAAATCTTGGAGATTGAGCAAGAGAATGAATTTTGTTATAAGAGAGGTGAATTTCGTCTTCTGAGAGTGGAATACAAAAACATTTTCTATGTTCTCCAAAGTTAAAAGAATTAAGAACTCTCATCATTCTTGATGTATCTCCAACAGTCGCTGGATCGATTTCTAGTCCTAGTTCTGCTCCAAGATGTAGCATTCCATCTCTTAGCTTTAAAGGATGTCCACTGGCTTTAACTTGACCATAGAATCCTCCTCCACTAAAAATATATTGTCTCATATAATTATGTTTATCACACCAATCAGCAAACCTCAATATTGATTCTACTCCCTCGTCAGTATAGACTTCAATAGTCGACCCATTAAGCCTAATCGTTTTGAAGGAATCGAGGTCAAGATTAATTCTTGTAATAACTGCTGTATTATAGTCAGGCCCCCATCTAATGAAATTTCCATGTGTATCAAATTTTTCTTCTCTTTCCCTGAACCAATAAACACTGTGATAAACATTCGAGTAATGTTTGTATTTGTTGAAATCTTGAATTGCAAGTCGCTCACTGTCAAACATCCTTCTAAAAGGAACTCGTTGTGAGACTCCTGTTTCGATGAACACACTATAACTCCCTCTCGTAACTTGTCGTTTCAAACTTGTGACCACATTTTTTGCATTGAAAACCAAATCTTATTATACCATTTTCTCTTGCAAAACATTGTATGAATTTTGGGTTTTTCTTTTTACATTTTGGACATCTATTCGCCACGAGCAAACGCCTCTTCTATTTCTTTTAAACATCTTTCATTTCGAGAACAATGAACACATCTATATTCATTATATTCTGGTCTTGTCTTCATTTCTCTTATTAAATAATATTCATCATTATCTCTATTGAAATAAATTTGTCTCATTGCATTTATTTTATACAACACTGTTTTGAATGAAGAATAAGTAAATTTCTTTTTAGCAACGACTGGAACATCTATGTTTGGATCTCCACTAAGAAATATTATTCCAAGTGTGATTCCTCCGTGTTTAAATGTTACAAGTTTGTTTGTTTTTATATCTTTTCTTTTTAATTTATGATCTATTGTTGTAAGATATTTTCTTTTAGCGTCATCAATGTCTTGTTGTTCTTCTTTTGTTTTTCCTAAACCAAACTTATGCCATCCGTGTTCGTCCTTATATTCATCATCAATAACAAATCTTTTAATTCTTTCGTCTGTAAAGCGCCATCCTCTTTTTAATAGAAAACATAAACCATAGAAATGTATTTCAAACATAAACTTAGGAGGTAATTTAACAGAAGTATCATCTGATATATTTTTAGGCCCTCTTTTAACAGAAGCTGGAATATTACCAGTTTTATAATCTGCAACAAATATTCCTTCGTTAAGTTGTTCATCTATTTCTCTAAAAACAATATCAAGAGTTCCAAATATTTCAAAAAGATCATCAATATAAAATTCTTCTATTTCTAATGGTTTGAAATATTCCCAAACTTTAAACTTGTTTCCATTAAAAAGAGAATGTAGATATAAGAATCTTGCTGCGTGTAATAGAGAAAATTTCCAGAATATTCTTTGTAAGACATGTACTTCTCTGTCGTATTCTGGAGTAAGTGTCATACAAATACTATAAAAATAATGAGTTACAGGATTATTATCTAATTCTATTGCTGGGTTTATTTTTAAATTATCAAATATATAATCTCCATCAACATATTTCCAAAATTCAGAAAATATTAAATGTGTATCAGTACCAACATCACATCTAATACCCATTACTCCTTTCTCTTCTTTAAGGAAATATTTAGTCCAACTCAGATAAGGACAATAATAAAGATGTGTTTTTATTTTACTTTTAGATATATATGGAAAATCCTTACTTATATATTCTCCTTTGACTTCTTCCATTTGTTCCACTTCTTTTCAAATAAATAATATTGTATAAATTTTGTTGTTTCCAATACGATTGTTAATCCTATTGATATTTCAAGACTACCAGTAAATAAAAATGTAATAAACATTGCTACAACAAATGATGTTACTCTATACACCATAGTCTTTTTAAGTGTTTCCCTCCTCACTTTTTATCGCATCCCAGTATTTTTTATCGCTATCTGCGCTTTCTGCAACCATTTTTTCATCAAACCAATTTTCCCAATCGCCTTCTTCTCCTTTTCTAAACCATTCGTTTGTTCTAACTTCTTCACCTGGTGCTCTTCCTGCTCTTCTTTGGAAGCTATGTTTTAAACAAACCCTTTTTATTTCACTATCTTTTATGTTTAATCCTAAGTATCTAACAATCGTTTTAATTTCCCTAAATAAATTGTTTTTAAGCCAGTGATAACTTGTCCAAATATAACTACCCACAGCTTTTTTACCTTCTACAAATTTAGTACTGAATTTAGGTTGCATTAATATCTCTTGATTTTTATCAGCATCAGTTCTAAAATGTGAATAAAATGCAGTTTTAACAGCTTCTTCGTCTGTCTTTGCGTTCTTTAATGGTAACCATCCTTGTCCTTGTGGCTTAAATCTTTGATGAAATGTCCAAGATACTATTCTATCTCTTGGATTTCTAACAACAGCTATAACAACACAATCTTTTGTAGGTATAGCACTAAAAATATCTGATGGTAGTGCATGGTGAAATTTTACAATTGTGTTATCTTTAAATCTAAATTTAACAATAGAAGCAGATTTTGGTAATGTTGATACATCTAATTCTGGACTTACTTTCATGTGGAGTAATTCTGATAGCAGATAGTGTAACCATCTACTACCTACTCTCATTTCGCTTGTTATAATTATATTAACCAAATGGATCACTCTCTTCTAATACTTTTAAAGCAGAATCTATTTCTTCTCTTAATTTTTTTGCGGCATCTTTATCAACCTTTGTAGCCATTAAATACAAATCCCATGCCGCCTTATATATTTTGTATCTTGCTTGGCTTTCTTTTGTTGGAAATCCCATTATTTAAACCTCTTAAATGTTACATTATTATTTCCTGCTGCTTCCATTGCTCTTCCAATGAAATATTTCTTTACATCTTTTATTTCAACATTTTGGTATGGATGAACATCTATTGTCCAATGAATATGTGGTTGTTTTAATAATTCTGTCGCACCATTCAAAACTTTTAATTCGTTTCCTTCAACATCAATTTTAATTAAGGTTCTCATAGGTTTTGGTAACTTTAATTTACATCCACAATCTTCTGGAGGAGCTTTTATTGGAATTAAGAAATTTAATTCTTCGTCTAATGTGACGAGAGGAATATTATAACTTTCTTCATCCGTTCTTTTAACCATTTGAAAAGGATCTCCCATCTTAGGAGTATCTTCTTTTTGTGAAACATAAGCGTATCTACATTCAACTTTTGGAAGATGAGCCATATTTTGGAGTAGTAATCCAAATCTAAATGGTAATGCTTCATAAGCTATTATCTTTTTACAATAATGTGAAGCTATCAAAGGAAACAAACCAAATGCTGCTCCAACATCAACAAAACATTCATATTTTCCATTTTCTAATAACTTAACTATGTTATGTTGATAAGACAAATCAGCATATTTAGGTATGAATTTTTTCGGCTCATAAACTAAAAGAGTTCCATACTTGTTTTTAACAAATCCCCATTGAAATCTCCATTGTACTGGAACATAATCTTTAAATTGTTTTGCTAATGGCGGTTTTTGTTTTTTACCTCTTCCAGCTCTTTGTTGTAATTCTTTTGGTATTTTCATAATATCATATCACTACTAAATGTTTGTTCTAAAAATATCTCGTGCCAATTATAAATAATTTCGTGAGGAGAATCTCCCACATATTTTTTCTTCTTTTCGGCTATAATAATTCCGTATGAAGAATCAATTTTTATATATAAAAAATTATGTTTATTTACTCTATAAACTTTGCCTTCAAATGAATTTGAACCAACGAACATTTCAAGTATTTTTTTAATTCTGTCTATATCAAAATAGGAAGAATTTATCTTAACTGTTTGAAATTTTCCTTGCTCTTTCTTAGGAAGGTTTTTTAGATAATTATGAAGATTATTATCATATTCATTAAAGAATTTATCATTATCGACTAATGCCTCGATTCTAGTAGAGGAAGCCACAATAATTTTATCACTTGTTTCTTCTACTGCTTCTCCAAATTCTTTAACAAATTCTGTAATAATATTCATTTCTCTTTCCACTTATAGGGTACATCCCATTTAAAATCGTTATAGTTTAAATACAAAATATCTACATCTATTAAGAAAGGATTTGGCTTATGATGAATGACAATTGTTTCTTTGCCTTTTCTTAATGCTCTATCGAGTTCTCTGACCGTTCCTAAACAAACAGATGTCTTTGGAAGCCAAGCAAACAATGCGTCGCAATCATCTACCATTTTGAAATCTCTATATACTATTTCATTAGCAAATTGTAACATCGGTTTTTGATAGTAATAAGAAACTCCATATTTTCTGCACAGTTCATCTTCTCCTATAAAAGGATCTATGACTTCAAACCCTCTTTCTTCCAGAATTTTTATAATCATTTCTTCTCTCTTCGTTCCCATTTTTGAGAACGGATGAGCAAAATATATTTTTTTCTTAACACTCATAATTCCATATCATCTGTAACTTTATTCTCGTAAATTTCCATTGTTGGAGTGGTTGCTGGATCAAAATTCCTTATGACATATTCAATATCCTTTGATTTCTCTTTACCTACACAAAAGGATGCTGCATTAATTCTTTCAACCTCTTGATAAAACCAATCTTCGCTATGAAAGAATTCCTTGTTATCAACAGTTAAAACAAATTTGGCTTTCTTATAACCTAATAATAGTTCTTTTAAATCTTCAAATTCTTTTAAAGACCAAGAATTTTCTTCTTTATCCATTCCAACCATAAGCTCATAAACTTCTCCACCTTTAAAATAAGGAGGATCTACAAAAAGCAATACTCCATCTCTATCACATCTCTTCATAATAGTTCTAAAATCTTGGTTTTCAAGTTGAACAAATTTAATTCTTTCGTAATATTTTTCTATTTGTTTTAATTTATTGAGATAAGGAGTATGCCAATGTTCTTTTCCATTAAATGAAATTCCGTGATAAGATTCATTCATTTGAGAAAACGAGTGGCGATTTATATAATAAAATCTTGCTGCGTCTTCTATCTTATCATCAGCAATATTGTTCTTAGCGTAATCAAATAGCGCTCTGCTATCTATTCCATATTCATTAGCGGCAAAATCTATAAACTTTCTTCTGTCTATCTTGATGGCTTGCCACATGTTAATTAATCTGGAATTAATATCATTATAGACTTCTATTTCCGAAGGAATTTTGTTGAATAAAACAACTCCAGATCCTCCAAATACTTCTATAAATGTTGTGTGAGCTGGAAACGGCAAGAAATGTTTTAATAAATTAAACTTTCCTCCATACCAACCTATTAATGATTGTCCTATTCGCATTTCATTCTCTCCAATGTCGCATAATATTCTCTTAGACAGTTTCCACAAAATCTACAATGAGTGTCTCCTTTTTCTCCCTCAATTTTACCACAACTATGAACCCATTTATTATATTTAAAATAGTTCATAATAATCTCCCATCCTTCAGTTGTAATAGCCCAGTAAGAATTTGTTGTTCTCTTTCTAAAAGTATAATATTGCCTACAAGATTCTGGTATGTTATCGGCTGTGTCAAAATATGCCATAAATGTTAGAACTACTGGAACTTCTCTCTCCGTATAATGCTTTACTGCTGATAAAACCAAATGCAAATTCCACATATTAGTTCTAATTCTTACAAACATTAAATTCTTTGGTATATCATACAGCGTATAAAATCCTTTATTAGTCATTTTGCCAGGATTAATTGTTAAAACTACTGGCTCTTCAAATCCTTCTAAATTATTTGGTATAGCTGTATTATAAAATTTGAATATATAGTGCTGAGTAGCTCTTAATACTTCTTCTCTATCTACATTACTATCGTTCCCATCGTTTACGCGAACAATTCTATCCATAAGATTCATTGGCATATTAGGTAAATTTTCGTCTAATGGTTCTAAATAACTTCTTCCAGATTGGAAAAAGCAATCTTCGCATTCGTTTGGACAACGACCCGTTTGTGGAATCGCACAAACAATACCACTACCTTTTGTTTTTGGATTTTCTTTATAACCCGTCATCATACTCATACTCAGTTGTAAGTTTTGAAAATTCTTTTTCTGGTAAATCAGCTAAATAATGTAAATGATTTCTCAAACATTCTATTGCTACTTCTCTTAAATGTCCATTAGTTAATGGATCATCAGTTGGTATAAATTCAGAATGAGGCATTTTCTTAAAAGTTATTCTATATTTTTTCATACATATTCATACCATTCTGCTGTAATTGTAAATTTAATATCTTTAACATCTATTGTGGTTGATTTTGTTTTTTTCATTTTAATTGTCCAACCATATATATCAACAAGTTCTATCATTTTTTGATAACATGAACACTGTTCTGAACAACCACACCCACAAACTTCCATTATTTTCTGTTCATAGTTTGGGGGATTCGCTAAATGGTCGGCAATAGAATGTATTAATTCTTCTTCACTCATTTATGATCAAAGCTCCTAATTTTCGGTGTTTTATTTAATGTTCTTTTAAAAACTATTACACATAATGGGAATGTAGAACCTTTAACCTCTTTGCCATCTCTAAGAAAGTTAACTCTTTTATTTACAAACCAAACCTCGTGAGCTTTCATAATATATTCGTGCCAATAATCAGTGTCACTTCTTACTGGACAAATCATAACAACTGTTGTGTCTTTTTTCTGTCCTTCTGAATAACACTTCTTAACCCACATAGAGATTTCGTTAAAAGGAGGATTGCAAAACGCTGTTTCTCCTTCCCAGTCTTGTAATATTCCATCTTCTTGGATTGTATAATATTTGTCACATTTGTGGTTACTGTGAGAAGCCGCAGCATCAAGAGTAAATCCAAATATTTCATTTAATAAATCAAAAAAATATTTTGGAGTTTCCCAATCATCTCTTGCGTTAACTCCTCTTGAGAGGTAAATTCTTGGAGTGTTTTGATCTCCAACATTCCACATTATTCAAGCAACTCAATTCCTACAAATTTAAATACTTTATATATTTTTGCCCCGCAAAGCACACATTCACCAGTCTTAGTAGCCTCGCCATTCCCCCAAAAATCGGAATCATACCAATAAACCTTTTCGGTAGAATGTGTGCAAACAGGGCATTTACCATCTTCTCCTTTAAAATTCTTAAGGAGTTCTCTTAATCTATTTAAAAAATCACCAAGATAAAATCCTTGATGATACCAATTCTCACTATGAAATGGAAATGGACAACTATCATCCTTTCTAACAAATACATCCACTATTTTATTTTTGGAATCATATTCAAATAATTTTGGATTTTCTGTTTTCCACTCAGATTTATCAATGAGAGTATATATTCTTGTTTCTGGATCGTAGCTATAATCTTTTATACACACAGGAGCTACACAATACCATCCAAGTTCTTCATCGTGATAATGACACATACATCCTTTACACTTGTCCATTTTCTATCTCCTTCTCCATAAAATTTTCTGCCCAAACTTTTGCAGATATTATATAGTGTTTTAATTTTTGTACCCCAATAGCGGTATTTATTGTTTCATGGATTGTTGTAAATCCAAATGTTTCATCAAACTCTTCTATTACCATTTTTATTCTAAATGTCCTCATAATCATCAAAATAAGTTTCGAGTATCTTTTTTAATTTATAACAATAACGACAAAACCAATTCATTTTTTCCAAATCTTCTTTTATTTTCAATAAAAAGAAATATGGTTTAAGTCCGCCTATATCGTCTTTATCTATATTCATTCAAAATACATTTCAAATTTTTCCATTACATTATCTATATCAATAATGTCTTGTCCATAATAGACATCAATAATATTCATAAGTATTTCTTTCATGTCGTTGTAGAATTTTTCTACATCTTCCATAATTCCACTCATAATTGCATATCATCACTAACTTTTGTTTGCGCTACTGCTTTATAGAAATCAGTATCTAATAAACTAAGAAAAGGATCTGACTTCATTTTTAATTGACTTCTCTTTAAATCTTCCCAGTCTGGAATAAATCCAGCTTCTTGTATTTTTTGGATGTCTTCTTTGTCAAATGATAAAACAAAACTTTCTCCTCTCTTATAAGGAGAAACAAAGTGACCGTTTAACTTCTTTGGAAATTCTTTAAATGGGAGAATAAAAGGATTTTCTCCAGGCAAAATATGTTTGTTGAAATATTTTCTGGCATTCTTTGCTCCTCTTGAATTATAATGTCCCTCTTTATAATGATCCATATCATTATTTATAGCTCCTTTTGGTGCTACATAATCCCAAGGAAGTTTATGAATATTCTTATCTAACACATTCATTAACAATTCAAAGTCTTCTTTAATTGTTTGTGAATCTAATAGAATATTTAATATAGTTTGTTGCATATCAGAAGCCAATCGTGATGTATTACTTTTCTTCATTTCGATGCCTTTGACTTCTAATTGTGGCTCTTCTAAAATAACCCCATCTCTGTAAAGATTTCTTTTAACATAATTTTTTGCCGCTTTAACTATAAATTTATCCGAAATTGTTTCAACATCAACAGTCATGGTGTGCTCTTGAATGTTATAAACTTCGTCCAAATATTTATCAATTCTCTTATTAACTTCAGAGGCAAGCCACTTAGCTTCTTTTATGGCATCTTCTAAATTGTCAGCATGTAATATAGGAAAGCACGAGTCTGTATCTCCTCCTACAGTATCATAACCTAAATCGTTTATAATTTTAATCATATTCATTGTTAAATCTTGACACATAAGAGTACAAGAATTAAAAATAATTTGAGAATAATTTCTATCCTTAGGATAGCCCATTATTCCAAATCCACCATTTGTGAATATTTTTATTCTAAACTGCTTTCCATCTAATAATTTATATAAAGGATCATCTTGATCTTGAACTTTCTTAAGGTATTCCTTTGCTCTCTTTTGAGCCTCAACTCTAAACCTTAACCATTTTTGAAATTTCTTTCTATTAACTGAAAGAACATCTTTTCTAAAATATGCAATAGGAGTTTCTATTAAATCTTTTTTGTCCCATTCTCCTAAAAACTTTTCTCCTTTCTCATTTATACTATAGCCGAGAATTTTATCTCCTAAATCCTCAACAAATTCGACGAGAGTTCTCACTCCCGCATTCGAGCTCATTATAGCATTTGGATATTGTTTATTGAAATCTATGACACATACCCAAACAAATGTTCCAGCTCTCAATGGAGGAGGTACATATCCTCCAACTTTATGAATATCTTCAAGAGAATTATATTCTACTACCAATCCTCTTCTTTTTGCTTGGTCTTCTAATTCTTTTAGAGTAATTAAGAATTTTTCCCCGATTTGTTTCTTTCCTTTTAATGGCTCTCTCTTCCAATTTTGATATTTAGTATCAAAAACCATTTCGTTTCGGAAGTCTTTAATCATGTCGTGGTCGTGCATTTTAGAAGTGTAAATACCATCTTCTGGAGGAGCTACAACTAGTTGAGCTTGTTCAAATTGATCTTCTATAAGACCAAATTCTTCATTCAAAAGAACTAATCCTTCAACATCAACTAAGTTATAATCTAATAGTTTCTCACAAATCATTTTTACAACGCTCTTTTGCTTCCTTTAAACATTTATTACAACAAATTATCTGTTGATAGTAATTTAATCCAGTATCATAAACATCATATAGTTTAGATGTGAATTTCTTTTTACCACATTCTTCACATTTTCTAAACCTTTTATTTTTCTGCTTGAAAGGAATCGTAAATTCCAGCATTTGGATAATCCCTCAATAAAATTATTATTTCTAAACCATCATCCTTTTCTTTCCATTTCATTGTTTCAAGATAAAACAATGTTCCTTTCATAAATGCTTCATCCAATTCTCTAAGTGTGAGAAATTTATCATCACTTATAACTTTTGCCTTTATCTTCATTTAAACTCACCTTTTAAAAGTAGTTCGTAAATTATTTAACAAAAATGCGCCTTTCCAAGCTTTATATTTGTGATAACCTAATACATATCTATAAAATTTGTATGCGGCATAACACCAACCAATATATCTCGGATGTAATTTTACTACTATTTTTGTTGCAATTCTAGTTATTAAATTCATTTAAACTCACCAATTTTTTTCAGAAGAAGTTCGTAAATACTTGTTGCTTCCTTAACACTTCTTGGAGGGTCTTCCAAAACTAATTTTAGGAAATCTTCCACAAAGCATTTTAAACATACATTAACTTGTATGTTATTATCATCAAAACTACTTTTTTTACAAATAAAACACTCTTTCATATTAAAATCAACTTCTTTTCCCAATCTTTATGATGTTTTTTGAAATGTTTTATTGTATTTTCTGTTCCACCAGTTCTATCTGGTGCGACTAATGCGATAAGATAATCCATTTCCTCTTTAGCTATTTCTTCATTGCGCTTATAATAAGCCTTAACATAATCATAATAAGGAGCACCAAACGCAGGAAAATCTACTTTTTTGACAATTAATTCTACTTTTAGTGTCCAAAACTGGTTAGCATAATCTCTCGCAAATTTGTCTCCTCCAGTTTTACAGTCTCCAGTTATTATTTTTGTTACAAGGTCTTTGTCTTTTATTTCTAAATCAGTAATTTTGTTACGGAGTGTCCAATAATCTTCACGCGAATCTCTTCGTCTACTACCAATTATACCGATTATCATTTTTCTTCTGGTTTGTATATATTTAACATATAATAACATTGTGGGCATTTAAAAGTATTTTCATGTGATTGTTTGCGATAAACACCTTCTTTTAAGACTTCCAAATAAACACCACAATTTGGACATTTTGGAGTATCTTTTGTAATACCACTTCTCCATCTTAACACCCATCTTCCACCCATATAACAAAGTTCCCACATTTATGGTTCCTCGATTATTTCTACTCGTCCGCTTTCGTAAACCTTAACATAATCTCCAATATTCACTAGAAAGTAATATTCTTTATCGACTTCTACTTCAGTCCCATTTATAGATAAAATATATTGTGTATTAGTATCTCCACCTAATCTCTTGCCATCAACATATCCTTCTATAAGAAGAGTGTTATCTAGTGCTTCTGTTTGTTCTATGGTGGCATTCATTACACCTATAAATCCAACAACTATCATAATTAATACGAAAAAACCAGCAATTACTTTGCATGCTGTTTTCACATCGTCGTCGTGATCCCACCAAAAATCTTCACATTTGTCTTTAAATTTGTTCCATTTTTTTCCCATCTTCAAACATCTCCATAACATAATTTCTTCTTTTCTTTACTCCAACCAATTCTGGATTAGTTGGATCGTAATCAGATTCTGTTTTATTTTTCCACATTTCCCAGATCTGTTCTTGATGTTCAACCTTTCCAAATCCTAAGAAATAACTCATATATCCTTGAAGATTTCCTTCTCTAAACTCATCAAATTTCTTGTGATATTGAAAAATTTCATTTGTGAATATAAAATCAATTTGACAAACTCCTTCTATTTGAACGGAGTGTCTGTCTCCATCTGCTCTCCACTTAACTCCATTTACAAATTTTGGCAATGGAGACATCTTTTTAATATCTTCTAATAATCCTAATTTTTTACAGCGTTGATATAAATAAGGCATATCAAATCCATCAAACCAATATTTACGAGACAATCCTTTTCTTGTTGAAATTCTATATCCTCCTTCAGAATTAAAACCGAATTGCGCATCTGGTCTTTTAGACGCATAATAATCAAAATATCCCTTTAACATATCAACTTCGTTATTGAATTCGTGAATATAAACATCATTTTTTCTGGCATATTCTCTTATTTTTTTTAAGGCTGGAACATAGTATTGTCCTTTTCTTTCCCAATTTTTCCATAACAAAACTCTTCCATTGATAACATCTTTGTGCCAGAAAAATATATCATAAACTTTATCATAAGAATCATAAGCTGTTATACTTATTATCTCACATTTCTCAGCATCTTGCCAACCATTGAATGTCGGCCAAATTATTTCAACATTTGTTTCTATGTCCCATCCTATCCATCTAATTGGAACATAGAAGTGTTCATCGTCTGGTAATTCTTCAACATCTTCTACTTTTAACCATCTTTCATTAAAGTCATCTGGAACTTTAATATAAGGAGTTTGTAATCCCATTTTTTCTACACACATTTTTTCCCATTTAATATCACTCAAATAGGTATGTGTGAAATTCTTTCTTAATTTTTTAACTTCCCATGGAAAAGTTGTTTCTAATCTGACAACCTTTTCTCCATAGTTGGATGCTGGAGAATCTTCTATCTTTGTAATAATCTCTTCACTTTCAGCAATGAATTTTTCCTCAAAAGGAATATACATCTCTGGAGCAAGATTCTCTTTATCACAGACAAAAACCATGTGAAAGTTTCTATTCTCATCTCTACAAAGAAAAATTAATATCGGAGCATTGTAATTTTTATTCTCCGATTTGTTATTATAATATGTGTAGTTCATTATTTTTAGCTTCATAATTCGTTTCCTTGCTCGTCCCATCTATACTCTTTATATGAATACAAATAATCCATTTGTGTGCTAAAAATAGAGTGGCAAGCTGGACAAAATAAAACACCAGTGCCTCCTTTAATTTCTCCTTCACTACATCGAGGACATTTCATTTTTTATTCTCATACTTGTATGTTAAGTAAGAAATTGCTAACAATAGCAAAATCGAAACTATTGTCCAAAAAATTGGATAAGGAAACATTTCAGTTAGACTGTTTAAGCATATAACCATAGGTATAAGAGCTAAAACAATTAACACATTTCCTAAAAATATTTCACTTAATTTCCGTCCCATTCTTCATACACCATTTCATAAACTATTCCAGTACCATAACAAGAATGACACATGGTTTGGATGGTTGTTTTATAAGAACCACCAGTCCCCATATCTCCTTCTTCTGTCCAAGGTATAAAACCTTTGCCATCACAATTTGGACACTTTTTAGGTACAAATTTCATTAACATATAAATCACTCTTCGTTATCGTACAATACGCCGTCTTTATCTTGAGAACCTATTGAAATTATTTGATAAAATGTTTTATTCATTGATTCTATTCTTAAGACGATTGTTTTTCCTCCAGTCATTCTAAAATTAAGAATAACTTCGTCTTGAAGATTTGGAACAATTGCTTGGAGTGCCGAGAATTTTACAGCAAAATCTATTATTTCTTCTCCAATATTCTCATATTCTAATCTGTGTCTTGATTGATTAGTTGAGTTTGGCTTTCCACTATGGATTGTTATTTCTCCATCTTTAGAAATTATAATAGTATCATTGTCTTTTGTTAAATTAATCGCATCTCCTACAAACTTTTGGAGATTTTTCTTATTTGTTTTTATTCTCATAGGATATGTAGCAGAACCTTGTGGAACTGTAAATTTCCAAACTTTTCTTTTTACAGCATTTCCTAATTCATCTTCTGCTATAACTTCGACTAGTTCGTGTGATTTCATCCAATCAAACAATTGGTTCATTTTCTCATTAACTTCATCTAAGTTTTTATCTCCAACAATTCTTCGTCTATACCAATCTCCATCTTGATTTTCTACAATTATAACATTGCCATCAGATTCAACTGAGACTGGTTTTTCTAAATCAATTGAGGAAAATAATTTATCGAAATATTTTTTATCTGTAACTTCGATAACTCCTTCTTCTTCTACCTTTGCATTTGCTTCGGCATATTGTTTAATTTGTGAGAAGAAAGTATCAATAGTTAGAACGCTAATCTTATTATTTGCTTTATCTACATCAATAAAAAAAGCTCCAAAAAGTGGAGCTTCTGTTTTACCTTTTGATTTAAATTGAAGAGTTCCTTTACATGAAACTCCATCAATTAAATTTTTTAAATCCTTTGCTTTAATATAGAATTTTACCATATTTTTTCACCACAACAACGACAGAATCTTGGTATTATTTGGATTACTCCATTTCTATTTACGAAAACACTTTCCTTGTCTTCTATACCTAAAAGTTCAATAGTTAAATCTATTCTGGTAACCAAGTCCTTTTCCCAAACTACCATAGTTCTTCATCATTAACTTGTCCGCTTATTAAGTAAGGTGCCATTTGTTCAATGAACACAAATGGAGCAGTTCTTTTCTTTAAAGGATAATAAATTCCCATATTTTCTGCTTCAATCAAACTTTTGTATCGTGCATTTACTATATCAAAATAAGCTAAGCCATCACTATCTCTTTTTATCCAATAGATTTGGTCTAAATTAAATTGGTTATTTCCAGATCCTTCTGCCCATTTGAAGTTGAAATCAGATTGCCCTTTCTTTTTCCAGTGGTCTGGTTTTTCAATCACTTTAATTGTATCTATTTGCCAACCTGGAAAATTACGCTTTTTCTTCATGGTTTCAGCCCACCAAGCGTTTCTTATTTGATATTGGTTTTGCTGATCTACTTTCGAGTATGCTGATTTACCAAAAGCTGCCTCATAAACAATTGAGAACATGTCATTCAAACATTCATAATAAGAAGACATTGAATCGATTATGAATAATGTTCCTTCTCCATAATCTTCCATTGCCACATCAATAGCGTCTTCAACTTTTCTCTTTGCCTTGAAGAGTTCTTCTGATCTTACATTAACAACTGTCCCTTCCTTAGCTTTGCTTTGTCTTTTTGGAATATAAATAGTGTCAATATAAGTTATCTCTCTTAAAGGATGAGTTAAGTCGTAGAAAGTTCCTCTACTTGAATTTTTTTCAAATGAGTTATCCAAATCTAAGACAACTATCCTTTCTACTTCTGGCATATATCCTCCTTTTAGGAGTTCAATAGTATTAGGAAATTCTTCTGGATCTAATTTTGAAATATATTTGCTGTTAAAATATCCAAACATATAAGATAATAAACTTTTTCCTAACATATCTTGTCCTAAAACAGCGATATTTAAGCCGAACTTTGCTTTGGATAGTGGTCGATAGTTTATTGTTTCTTTAATAGTGTCGTTAGCAACGGCTTCTTCTACTGGTTTTTGAAATTGTTTAAACATTTAAATCACCTAAAATAAAAGGAGATTACAAATCTCCAGTTAATTCTTTTGGAAACTCAATCTTTTCGTAACTCATTAATGTCTTAGTACCACAAATGCTAATACTTAAATCTGGATCGTCAGAGTTTTCGATTTTAGCTTTCGCTTCTCTATCATATTTAGTCGTTCCTCTTCCAGTTTTTACGCAGATTAAAATATCTGATGGAATTGGAATATCTAAATCTAAATTGTCATCATAATTAACAAACATTGTTTCTCTTCCAGTTGAATCATGTTGGATTACTGCTGGAGCGTATGTTTCAGTAAATTGTCGTTTTCCTAAATATGTGACTTGATCTATTAAACAATATTCATCCCAATTTGTTAAATCCCATCCACTTGGAGCTTTAAGAATTTCTCCGTTTTCGTCTTTTCTTGCTCTTCTTTCAACATGCCATTCTTTTAAATCAGATAATTCAATAATTGGAATTAATGGTTTAGGTTCATTTCCTTTGGCTTCTTGTTGAATCATCCAATTTGTATTAATACCATCCATAAGAGTTACAACATCTAAGTCTGCGCCAGGTTCTTCTGCTAATACTGGTTTTGATTTTGCTGTTAAAACATAACATTCTTCTGTGCTCATGTTTTCAGCCACTTGAACCTTTAATTTATAAGACTTAAAGAATGAGATATGCTTACAAACAAATTGCCCAGATTGTGGGTCTCCAATATCCCCATAAAATCTTACTTGAATTTTCTTAATAATATTTGGTGTGTCTTCAAAATATCCTATTCCGAACAGAGTTGTTTTCCAATTTGGTTTTAAAGGATGTGTGTAGTTCCAATTTGTTGTTTCTCCTTCTTCGTCTAAATGTGTTCTATTGTCTCTTGGAAGAGGATCTTCATTTGTTGTTGGATCCCAGAGTTTTCCTTTAGTTGGAACAACTTCTCCATCAACTTCCACATATTCGTCAAGTGTGACGAGTGGTTTATACATTTTGTGAAAATCTTTCTTTGGATCTCCATCAGCAACTTTTAAAACAATTATTTTTCCTTCTTCAATTACCTTTTTTCGTGATTCTGGATTATTCCAAAAGTCAGCTAAAATTTCTTTAATTGAAGAGGCGTTAGTATCTCTGCTTGGATCTTTACCAAAAAAGACTACATTAATTTCTTTTCCTACTTTTCCTTGTTCTGTTGTTAAGTGTGCTCTAACTGCATGTAAAGCCGAAACACTTAATGCAGGTTCTTTCTTGTTTGTCTCTTCGCTAATTTTTCTTTTGGCATATTCAAATAATGCCTCTACTTTCTCCAAATCCTTTTCAAAAGATTTAGCTAAATTTTCTAGTAATTTTTTTATATGTGCGTTCATAATAAACCCTTTTTAAAAATATCTTTTTATTCCTTTTGATATTTTTTTGACTGTTAAATCTGGCTTTCTCCAAACATTTTCTTTATAAATCTTTGTGAATTTTTTCTTAGCCAGAATGTGTTTTATTTTTGTTTCATATTCTCTGGGAAAACTTCTTAAAATTAGAAAACCGTCGTGTATTAAATTTTCGTCCGCAGTTTTTATTAACACATCTCTCCATGAAGTCAGAGTTTCTTTTACTCCAGAGAACAGACTTACAAATCCTAAATAATATACATCATACATTCGAGATTCTCGAGGTATAGAATCATATATAGTAGCAAATTTACTGTTTCCTATATCTTGTTTTATAAAATTAATATCCATTCTTTTTATTTTTGGTATATTAAAATAAGATTTAGGATGATCAAGAATATAATTTAATTCTTCAATTCCAAAATGAATTTTCTTACATTTATTAACATCATCCATGTATTTTTCAAATTCTTTTGTTAATAACAAAACGAGTATGTCTTTATGATTTTTATCCAATTCAATTTGATATAATTTGTCTAAGAAAATTGCTGTTGATGGGTTAAATGTTTTTGTCAAAAAATTAAAGTATTGACTTGGCTTCACTATTCCAGAAAAATCATCATTTATCTTTTCTTTCATATAACTTATTGTGTATTGAGTTGGAGTATTATTAATAAGAATTTCCAAATTCTTCCCCCAAAACTTATACTGAGGACAAATGTAAATTTTCTTTTCCGACAATTCTTTTATTATATTAATATCCTTTCCAAAAGGTAAAAGAACTGGAGATGCTACTCGTACTGTCATTTAAACCAGATTTATTGTTATCTTTTTAAGCTTCAATTTGGGAATTTTTTGCATCTTGCCTCTTTTTCCCTCAACAACTAAATCTTCAATCAAACCACTATTTCTTATCCAATTCATGTGGTTTGTTATTGATGTTGGGCTTCTACCAACTTTCTTAGAAATCTCTCCATAATTTAAGTTTTCATCTCCTTGTGATATTAAACTTATAATTTCTAACCTCATTAAATCACAAAGAGCTTTAGATACTCTTTTTATTTTTAATCTATTAGAAAGGTCTTTTAGGTTTAGGACTAGTTCCATTTTTTATCACCGTGCTTGCTTTTATGTGTTGTTCTATCATAGTAAATAAATAATTAATTTGTACTATTTCACTTGCATACATTCTAAGACGAGCATCAATTTTAGCAAAAGCTCTTGCTAACCTATGATCATTTAACAAATCATAATATTCTTCTAAGAAATTTCTAACATCAAAAGCCTCTGTTCTATATATTTCAAAAAACTTTCTTCGAGGATCGCTGGATTTAAAAACTCTTTCAGCAACACTTCTCCCAGTCATTTCATATACTTTATACAAATGCTCTTTTGTTATAACTTCATCGTATCCTCTTAGTGCTTCTAAACAATCATTTAGAATATGTCTTAAATCTCCTTTATAATATTCTGCAATATCTAAAGCTAATTGAGGATCTTCAAATTTAACTCCTTCTTTTTCAGCTATTTCTAATAATAAATCTGCTGCGTCTTTTGTTGAAGGTCTTTTAAAGAAAAATGTTGCACATCTTGAAATAATGGCTGGTTCTTTCACACCTTCAATATGATTTAAACAGACTATAAATTTACATCTGTCTTCATTTTCTTCCATGACTGGTCTAAGAGCGTGTTGAAAATCATCTGTTGATGAATCAAATTCTTCTAATTGAATAAATCTAAAAGGAACATCAATAGGCTTTGTTCGTGCTCTTTCTGTTATAACATCTCTTACTACATCGATTCCTCTCTCACTTGAAGCGTTTAAAATAGTATAATCTGGATCTCCATCACGAGTATTAATTCTTATTTGTCTTCCTAAGAAATGACTAGCTATTATCATGGCTAGTGTTGTTTTACCACACCCTGGAGGCCCAACAAACATGAGATGAGGAATATCACCAAGTTTAAAAAAAGCTTCTATATCCTTGATGATGTTTTCGTTTCCTTTGAATTGACTTAATTTTGTAGGTCTATAAATTCTTTCAAGATTAGGCATTGTTACCAGCTTGCTTATCTTTTAACCATTGTTTATATTCTGCAGTTTCCTTTTCTCTGTGAATAGGAAGTTTGTCGGTTTCTTCTATATAAGCTTGGTAAAAAGGATCGTATTTAGATTTTTTTTCATCTAACCAATCAAGAAATTGTTTTGTTTCTTTTCCTAACCAAATTGCTTTCTTGCCTTGATTTTCAACTTTAAACAATTCATACAATTGGTGTCTTATGATTTTTAAATCTTGTTCTGGTTGTTCAACAGTTTCGCTACTTGAACTTTGTGCAGTTTCTAGTTCATCTATAATATCACTTTCTAAATCTGGATCTTGTTCGGAAGCAATTAGTTGTCTTTTAAACAAAATATCATTAACGACATCTGCTGGAGCATTTATTAATTCTTCTGGTTTATATTCTTCTGGCTCTTCGCTAGTCAAATCTAATATTTCGTCTTCTGCATAAATATCTTCGTCTTCTGTAATGGTAGAAGTTTCTGTTACTGGAAGTTCATCTATTCTTTCAACTTTTGTTATTCTTCCTATTTTAGAAATTTTAGCTTTTGGTTGCTTTTCTTTTCTAAAGACATAACATCCACCATAAGGAAGGTCTGGGTATTCTGCAGTTCCACAATAAAGCCAACCTTCTTCTCCTAACTTATCAAAGTATTCCAAAAATGCTTTTATAGTTTCTTTAGTACCTAATTGAATTGCTCCAACTGGCCCTCTATATCCTTGTTCCCTTTTTTCGAGAATGGCTTTTTCTCTTGCTGCTATCAATATTGCCTGTGGTGTCACAAATCTGTATATATATCCCATTTAATCCACCTTTATTATATTTAATTTTTCCATTAATTTGTCTATCTCTTTATACAATGTCGGTATATTATCCATTCCATAAAGAGTATAATCTTCTTCTATTTCTAATAATTCCGTTTCACTCGCATGCTGATCACTATTATCTGGTAACGGATACCTCACAACTCTCACTATTATTCCATCCAATTTTCTTATATCTTCTGCCTCATGTTCAAATCTTACATCAGCAATTACAACATTAGGAACGATATATTTTCCAGTCATTTCATAATCTGCTGCGTAATAACTCATAAGGTTGTGATACCATTGTTCAAATCTATAAATCCACAATTTTCTCGAAGGGATTTTAAATTCTGGTATATGATGATATATATTATATTGGAACAATTCCGTTCCAAATATTTGCAGAATTCTTCTTGCAGAGCAACCATACCTATGATCAATTCTTTCTTTATCATTTCCCCAAAGTTGCTCATCAGAAAATAAGAAAATCTCTTTACATGCTTTCTTCATTGGATCTGCGAGTGAGTATTTAGCAAAATCATAATGTTTTGTTAAATAATCGGCAGTGGTGTCTTTACCACTTCTTTTTAATCCAACTAAACCAATTAACATTAGTTAGTCACATCTTGTTTAATAATAAGGTTATCCTTCATTATTGTTTGTGTTCCATAAGGAGACAAAACTACTTGTACATCATAAATATATTTGCTTGCTCTTATACTTGATGTGTCAGCTGGTAAAATATGTACTTTACATTCTCCACTTGTTGGGTTTGTCATCTCTATTTGAGTGGCATCTCCACCAGCTAAAAGATTTTTCTTTTGAATGATTGTTGCTGAAGATGTAGCATTTTCCTTTACAGTAAAAACAACTTGAGCATTTGTAATATCTACAGTTGCTCCATCACTACTTCGAGTAACAACCACTTTAGGGTCTTTATTATCTCCTTTAAACATTTCCCATTCATTATTTCCCATAATATCACCTTTAAGGAGGACAAGTTAATGTCCCTATTAATGTTATTTCATCTGTAAGTGTTCCAGTTAATACATCATCATCAACGATAGTTCCAATTATTGTAGGAACGAATTCATTTCTAATTATAGTAACATCATCAACTGGTAAATAATGCCCTACTCTCCCTCTCCCAACTGTTCTGTGATCTACCATTAATTCTTCACCATTTCAAACTTAATTGGATTGTTATTAATATCATAAGTGACGGTTGCTGTATAAGTATTTAATAATCCTGTAACTTTGTCGTGTGTTTGAGCATTTGTTTTCGAGTTATAACAATATAATGTAAATCCTTGATGTGCTCCAGTAAGATCGAATGTGTCTTCCGATACAACATTTTCGTGCATTAGTCCTAAAACTCTGCTCAAGTTTGTTGCCATTGTAGATAATGTAGAAATCACAGAATCAACATTATCATCTATTGTTTGTATCTTATCCGTTTCAGCTTTAATTAATTGCACATCATCATAAGTGGCATCATCCACTAATAGTGCTCTGCTCAAAACTGGTTCTAAATTATCATATAACACTCCATCTATTAATAGATTAAAACCGCTCCATTGAATACTTATTTGGTCATTAACTTGAAAATCAGTTTCAAAAGTTGTATAGTTATAAGCTAAGACAGACCCGAAAGCAATTGGAGTCGCACCAGACACAACAGCCGTTTCAACTCCATTTCTATGTCTATAAATATCAATTACTCCAACATTATTCCAATCTCCACTAACAACAACATATCCTTTTTCGTCTTTGGCTTTTAATAGAAGAAAACCAGCACCAACTAAAGAAGCTATTGCATTATAATTTGTGATTGGAGTAAATAATGTCAATGGTTCCATTACTATATGTTTCTTGTCCGTTTCAGCTTTTATCGCTTGTGCTGTTGTTTCTAAAGCCAAAGAACTAACATCTGCTTTATATTGGTCTGGATTGTCCAAATCAGCTTGAATTGTATCCAATTTTGTTTCGTTGGCATCTATTTCTGTAATTATTTCATTCTTGTTAGTTGTTGCATTTGTTTCGCTTGTTGGATCTGTTGGTAAGTTGTCTGTTTTAGCTTTAATTAATCCTATGTCAGCTCCATTAAATTTAGTCGCATCATTTAATATAGCATCTCTTATTTCATTTACTGCACTTGTAGCTAATTCCGAACTTG